GTTCCGTTCATATGGTGACTGGGTTAAGGCAGTAGCAGCAGGAAATGATGACGCTATTGCATTGCACCGTACATTCACTGGTGCAGATTCTGGTGACACAGTAATGAAGAATGCTTGGGTATCTGATACCGTTCGTATTCTTAACGCTGGTCGTCCAACATATTCCGTATTCTCAACAGGTGCACTACCTGCTGATGGTATGAATGTTGAATATCCAAAAGTAAATACAAATACACTTGATGTTGCTGAACAAGCAGCAGAAGGTGACACTCTTGCATACGGTAAGTTGACTCTTACCTCAGCAACTGCTCCTATCAAGACATACGGTGGTTACACTGACATGTCTCGCCAGGTTGTAGAGCGTTCAAGCATCAACTATGTTGATACAGCATTCAGAGCAATGGTTGCTAAGTATGCTTCTGTAACAAACGCTGCTGTTCGTGCAAAGTTAATTTCTGAAGCAGCAAGTTTTAATACTTCAGCACTTGGTGCTTGGACTGCAACTGAGATCATTGATTCTCTTGCAGAAGCAGCAACAAAGGTAAATGGAGACACTGGTCTTCCATTGGAATTCATTCTTGTATCATCTGATGTATTCCGCTTGATCGCTAAGACTGTTGACACATTGGATCGTCCAATCTTGTCAAATGTTGGCGCAACAAGCAACACTTATGGTTCAATCAACCCAGTAGGACTAACAGGAAATATCCTTGGTCTTCCAGTTGTTGTTGACCCATCACTTGCAAATCTCTCATTCTATGCAGGTAACTCTGCAGCACTCACAAACTATGAGTCTGCTGGTGCACCATTCCGCTTGAATGATGAAGAAATCACATCACTTACCAATTCCTTCTCTGTATACGGATACCTTGGTATCGCAGTACCAGAGCCAAAGGCACTTTGCGTAATTTCATAATTTAAAGGAGTAAGACAATGGACTGGACTGATTTGAAAGCATATGTAGGTGCCTCATCTAACGATGATGCCTATGTTGAAGAATGTTGGGACACAGCAAAGGATTTAGTTGCTTCTTATATTAAGTCAAGCAAGATTCCTGTGTCTGTTCTCAAGCGGTGCTACATTGAAGTAGGTTCAGAACTGTTCCAGCGTCGTAATGCACCAACAGGTGTGGCTCAATATGCAACTTATGATGGAGCACCTGTCAATACTGCAAGAGATCCACTTGTTGGTGTATATCCTTTGCTTAACCGTTATATGACGAGGTTTGCATGAACATAGGAGCGGTAAGAAGTGAATTAGAGTCTGCCATAATTCTTGGCGGTATTTCTAAAGTCTATAAGTATGTACCAGAAAGGCCAAATCCTCTCTGTGCAATCATTGAACCTGATACAGAGTTCATTACAGTATATGAAAATCAATATGATGCAGATTATGCTACCAATTGGAAGGTTATGATAATTGTTCCATTTGCTACTAATGAAACTGAAACAGAAAATCTTGATGATACTTTAGACACACTTGTACCAGCCCTATGGGAATACACAACAGCGAATAAGATGACAATAGATAAACCGTTCATATTAAATGTGAACAACGCTAAGTTTTTAGCAACAAATATAAACATTTCAATTGATATTGAAGGAGGAAATTAACATGGCACGAATTAAAGGTAAGTCTATCGTGTTTGAAGTTAATGGTACAGAATATGCAGGTGGAGTAAGCAATGTTGTTTTCTCTTCTGCAGTTAATACCCTTGGCTTTGGAGATTACGAAGACAGTCTTGATTTTACATGTGCAGTAACTGGATTCCAGGACACTGCAGCAGCATCATTCCACTCATTCTTGTGGGATAACGCAGGAGTAACAGTAAATATCTCATACGCACCACATGGCAACGCAACACCATCTGCAGCACAACCATGGTTCACAGCATCAGGTTACGCAGAAGTTGTTCCAAGCCTTGGCGGAGCAGCAGGAGAATACTTTACTTATGACATTAACTTCATTCTTGATGGTAAGCCAACAAGAGTAGAGTCGTTCTAATAAGGTTGTCATGGCAGAGGCTATATCTATTTCAGTAGAAGGCGAAGCACAAGTAAAACTTGCTCTTGCTAAAGTTGAGAAAGATATTGTTGATAGATTACCACTTAACAAAGAGTTAAGCGAAGAATTATCAAGACAGGCCTCTGCCAGGGCACCACGCCTAACTGGAGAACTTGCTTCAACAGTAAAAGGCAACCCCTCTGCTGACAAGGCACAAATCCTTGCTGGTGGAGGATCAGTAGTTTATGCAGGAGTACAAGAATATGGATGGCCTGAAAAGAACATTAAGGAACAACCATATTTAAGACCTGCAGTCTATGAAAACTTAGGTTACATAGAAGAGAAATACAACGATTACATAAAGTCAATTATTAAAAGATACGACTTAGATTAGGAGTCAGCAATGAATAGCGATTTAATGTCCACTATGAAGTGGAAAGAATTAGCAGAAATAGAACAATACTTAGAATTGCCAATGGATGAGTGGGAACAGTCTCCATCAAAGGCAAAATTAGCATTCGCAATGCAATATATGATGGCAAAGCGAAATAACCCAGGGCTTACAATAGACCAAGCAGAAGCCATGACAATTACTGAGTTGTCAGAAGCATCTGGAATGGATGTAGTAGTCCCAAAAGAAGATACTTCAGCCTAAGCGCAATGGCTAAGTTCTGTATAGCCACAGGTTATACGCCAGAACAATTCTGGGAACTTACTTTTGAGGAATATGGTGCTTTGGTTGAAGAACTTAACAGGAGGAAGTAGTGGCACAACAAATAGTAATTGATATTGTTGCAGAAACTAAGAAACTTACTGAGGGACTTGATGATGCTAACAAACAACTTGGCACGATTGATGGTAAATTAAAAGGTGTTGCCAAGGCTGCTACTGCTGCTGCTTCCGCTTTTGTTCTTAAAAAAGGTATTTCATTTCTTAAAGAAGGTATAGAAGAAGCCAAAGAGGCTGCTGCAACAATGAAGGCAGCCGAAACAGCATTTGGTAAAGGTTCAAAAGCCTTAGAAGAAATAACAAAAGATGCTGAAAAGTTTGCAAAAGAACTTGCTGTTGATAATGATGAATTAATACAATTAGGAACACAATTAGGTTCCAGACTTCCAGATGATGTTAAATCTTCATCTGTTGAATTAGTCAAGATATTTAAAGATGTTGAAGCATTTACTGGCGGTGCTGTTTCTGCTGAAGGAGCAACTGCTAAACTTGCAAAAGCATTTGCTGATGGTGAATTAAAAGCAGGGGAATTACAAAAGATATTCCCAGGTCTAAAACAATCTGTTTATGAACAAGCAGAAGCGTTATCTGCTGCAGGTAAAAACCAAGATGCACTCAATTTATTAATATCAGAAGGTTCAAAGAAATATGGTGATGCTGCTGCTCAAAATGTTACAGCGTCTCAAAGGTTTGATCAAGCATTAGCAGATTTAAAAGAAACTGTTGGAACAAAACTTCTTGATCCACTAAATAAACTTGTAGATGTAGCCACAAAAATACTTGATGCATTTAGTAAATTACCAGAACCAGTACAGAACTTCTCATTAGGATTACTTGCACTTGTTGGTATTGGTGGACCATTAATTAGTTTTGTTGCTAATCTTCAAGCATCATTAGTTCAATTAGGATTACTACCCGCAGCATCTGGGGCTGCAGCAACAGGATTAAATCTTGTTAAGGTTGCTCTTGCAGGGTTAGGTATTGGCCTTGTAATTGCAGCAATTGTATTATTAATACAACATTGGGATGATGTTACAAGAGTTGTTAAGGATGTATATGAAGCAGTCAAGAAGTGGATTGGCGATATGGTTGATAAAGCCAAAGAACTTCTTGGAGATGTAATTAAATGGATAGAAGAGAATTGGCCTAAGATTTTGGCGGTATTGACAGGACCATTTGGACTATTTGCATTATGGGTAGTAGAACATAAAGATGACATTGTTGCTAAGTTTAATGAATTGTGGGAAGCGGTAAAGACTGCGGTAGTTGAAAAGGTTGCATCTATTATTGGAACAGTTCAATCATTATGGAACTTGCTAAAAGATTTTATTGTTGATTATTTCTCAGACAAGGCTGAAAGTTTCTTAGGCGCTATTAAGAGTGGATGGAACAATGTAAAAGAATTTGTATCTACTATTGTAGAAATAATTAAACTAACTGTTGGTACAAAGTTCTTAGAAATGTTTAATACTGTAGTTGAATGGGTAACTGCAATAAAGACTGGTGTAGTTAATAAGTTTAATGAACTTAAAGATGGTGCAATTGAACAATTTAATAAATTAAAGGCTGCTGCAGGAAGAATTTGGGACGATATCAAACAATTCATTATTGATGTAGCAAATAATATTAAGAATAAACTTGGCGAAGTTTATGGCTTCATGGTTGAAGTTGGTAAAGACATTGCTCGTGGTATTTGGCAGGGCTTGTCATCAATGACTAATTGGTTTAAACTATTACTTGCTGGATGGGTTAATGCAAATATTCCAGAAGCAGTAAGAAAGATATTAAAGATTAGTTCTCCGTCTAGAGTTATGATGGGCATTGGAGAAAACATCACTGAAGGTCTTTACATGGGTATGGGATTGCCAGGAGCACCAGGAATTAATTTGCCAACTATAAATGTTGGTGCTGGTGGTGCTGCTGGTGTAAATATTACAATTAATGCTGGACTTGGAACAGATCCAATTGCTTTAGGTAGAGAGGTGCAAAAAGCACTTAATTCATATGGGAAATACAATATCTAATGAGACCAGTAGATTCAGTTAAATTAGAAATTAAAGTAGGTAATACTTGGACAGATTATTCTGATGGAATTATTGATGTTGGAATTATAAGAGGATGTCAAGGATATAAATATATCTGGCAACAACCAGAGGCTGGTGTAATGACATTAATTACACGGAATCCTGATTTAGATCCTTATGCTAACAATAATGTAAGAAGCAATAAATACATAAGATTAAAAAATGATTCTGAAGTATTTTTTACTGGTCGTATATCTGAAATTAATGTTGATTATCAACCAAAAGGTGAGCCACCACAAATAACTCTTGTTGCAATTGATTTAATTGGCACAATGGGAATTCATATATTAAAAGATACATTTGCTGATGATCCTTATAGTGTTGGATATCCAATAGATATTAAACAAATATTTGACATACTTGAAGATAGAGATGGTGGAAATCCTGCTGTTCCAGTAGCAGAAAGAGAAATTATTGATTTTCCAGTTGCACATAACGAAGACCAATTTGATTTACTTACAAGTGGTTGTGCTGCTATAGTTCCATCTGGATCTACTGCATTATCTGTTGCCACTACCGTTGCCCAAGGAAATATTCAATTCTTTTATGCTGATAAAAATAATTCAATGAATCTTTATCCAAGAATGGATGCAAAGAAAACTAATACTGCTCAAAGTACATTTGACTCAAGAGGTGGGGCAACATCTTATAAAGAAATTGAACTAACAGATAATTTTGATACATTATGTAATCAACTTACAATTAGAAATAGAGGATACAACACAAATACAATTCCTTTATATCAAAATACATATTCAGTTTCTGAATGGGGTCCAGCAGGAAAAGAATTTCCAGTTCAAATTTATAATCTTGCTGCCACGCAAAATGTTGATGTGGATAAATTTAGAGATGTTATATTTCAAGATTCTGCACATCCATCTAAAGAAATTTATTCAATAACTTGGGATGCAACTACTTATCCAGAAAAAGCAGCATTAATAGATATTATGGATAATATACAAATTTATCATGAAGCAGATCCTGAAGACATTGATCGTAAATATGGAGTAATTGGAATAGAACATAGAATTACAGCAAATTCATGGACAACAAAATATTATTTAAAAAATCATTATATTTATGAATCTACATTTCCAACTCCAATAATTGAATCAAATCATTCACTTGGAGCAAGTATTAATGAAGATGTAATTTTTAATATTTCCAACGCAGCAGATATGGATTTAACTACTGCAACTTATTCATGGCAATATACAACTGGTACCACTGGAAATACTCCTGGTGCTGAATTTTCATCAAGCGCAAGCCCTACGGTAAATTATGCATTAGCAAATGTTGGTCTTAAAAAAATTATATGTTATGTAACTGATGCCTATGGTTTTACAAAAGCCAGCGAGATTTATACAATTCAAATTTATGGTGCTGCTCCCACTGCAGTTACTACTTCTTATGTAGTAAATACATCAGACAGTTCTGTTTATACATTTACCGCCACTACAACTGAAGCAACTACATATACATTTCATTGGGGAGACGGAACAACATATACAACAACAAATAATATGGCAACACATAAATATACAACAGGTGGTGCAAAATCTGTTTATGTTGTTGCTGCTAATGAATATGGAACAACACAAAGTGCTACAACAAATATAACAGTAACAATACCAGCCACTCCAGCAGCCGAAGTTGGCACATTTCCATTAAGATATATAGCATTTTCATTTAGAGCAACTAATGTTGCAACTGCTGGAACAGTATTACCATATTTTGCTAAATTACAGTTAAATACATCTGCTGCAGGTTCTGGGGATCCAACTACAAATCCAGCATTAAATCGTGCATTAATTGGTGATTATGAAACATATGTAAACAAAACTCCTAACTCATCTAATTTAGGACTTGCAGAAATTAATAGACCAGAAAAAATAAAGAATCAAACTCCATCACCAGTTAATAACCCAGATTGGTGTGTATTTACAATGCCAACATCTGGTTTATTTAATCCAACATTTATTTATGATATGAGTGCACCTTATTATGATATTAAAACTATTAAATTAGATTTTTTAAATTATAGTTCAACACAAACAATAAGTGGAGCAATTATTGATGTATATATTACTGATAATTTAGAAGCAACATTTAATTTTGATTCATGTAATTGGTGGAAAATTGGAGAAATGACTACTGGAACTATGACACCAAATCAAGTTAAAAGTATAACAATGGTTCCTTCTTCAGGATATACAATGCCATTTAATGCACAACCATTTACTAATTTTTCATATACTATTTCTAACCAATCAGAAACTATAAGAAATAATAGATATAGTTTTACTACTGATAATTTTTCAACAGCATCATATCTTTGGAATTTTGGAGATGGAAATACCTCTACATTACAAAACCCAGTACATGATTATGCAAGTAGCGGAAGCAAAACAGTAACACTAACAAAATATGATCAGTATGGAAATACATTTTCATCAACACAAACATTTACTGTAAATAGACAAACAGTACAAACTGGAACATTTCCAGTTAGATATATAAAATTAAAACAAAATTCATTTACAGCATCAACAGAATTTTATTCACCATGTATTGCTAATTTTATTGGAATGACAAGTGCATTTAATATTGATAGATTCTTTAATAAGAGAGTAAAAAGTTGGACAAATACTGGTGCTGCAACAGTGGTTTGGCAAGGTCCAACTGCAACAACATCATCAACGCCAATAACTATAACTAATGGTTATCCAGCAAGTGGAACAATGAATGGTTATGAAGTTTATCCAAATAACAGATTCACAATTGGTTATAATAATCAAAATAGTTGGTCTGGTTCAGGAGCAAGACCAATGGCTACAGTTAATGGAACTACTGGATGGGAAATTGTTTGGGATCTTGGAGAAGCATATTATGATATAGATAATATTTCTGCTGTATTTAATAGGGCTGGTGTAGGAACTTCTACCTCAACAAGACCAACATACGAAGTTTATTTTTCATCAAACAATAGTACTTGGACAAAGGTTGGAAATCTTTCAACACCAGGATCAATGCCAAACTCTGGTTATGATGGATGGTATTCATCAACTATGACAGAAACTGTAACTCTTCCATTAAATATATAGAATTTCACTGCTGACTCGTGAAATAGCAAAGCCACCCAATACCATATAATTGAGGGTGGCTTTGTTTTGTTAATCTTTTATTTCATCAATTATTGTTTCAATAACTTCTGCAGTTAGTTCTACCTCAACCTGGGTTTCAGGTTCAGCAATTACTTCTGCTTTCTTAGCCTTAACTTTTGGCTTAGGACGCTTTCTATCAAAGTCCCAATCTTTCTCACTATACAACTTGCCATCATAATAATATTTCTTAGCCATTTTTCTTCCTCCTGACATTTGATTGTGCGAGTATTTCATATATATCATCTACCCGCTTCTCAAGTCTATTGACCTGATCTTTGAGGCTATTGCCCCCATTAGGACGAAGTTCACTTAGGAACTTGTTTATAAGCCATTTAATTAATGCAATATTTACCCCCAGAATTGAAGTTATGGCAGCAGCCAAGGCGGTTAATAGTTCAGGACTCATAATACATATAGTCTACAATATATGTAGATTCACCTTGGAGGTTTTATGGAGATTTTAGATTTACAACCACCCACAATAGAATGGCGGGTATATAGAAATGACACATCCCCAATGACATTGCTTTTATCAGATACAGATGGCAATGCACTTGATTTAACAGACTGGGATTTTGATGGCAAAGTTAGAGAATATCCACTTGATGCTGCATCAATAACAACATTAGCAATAGTCAAGAATGGAAATGTTTTGACAATTGAACTTGATACTGAAAACCTTCCAATGATTAGTTACTTTGATATCCAAGGCACGAATAGCGTAAACTCTAAGGTTTCTACAGTTCTTAGAGGACAAATCTTTGTAGAAGAGGACATAACACGATGAGCATTACATCATTATCAACAGGAAATGTAGAGATTGTTTCTCCTACAGAAATAAAAGTTTTAGCAACAGGATTAGAAGTTGTTGCAGGTCCACAGGGACCAACAGGACCAACTGGGCCACAGGGAGCCACTGGTTCAACAGGCCCACAAGGCCCTACAGGGGCTACAGGACCCCAAGGAATTCAAGGTATCCAAGGAATTCAAGGTGAACAAGGTTTACAAGGTGAAACAGGATTACAAGGTCCTCAAGGAATACAAGGCCTACAAGGAGAGCAAGGAGAAACAGGTCCTGCTGGTCCTCAAGGTGAGAC